GGCAAGAATCGGCGGGCCGGTTGTTATCCATGTATATTACATAGAAAGTGATGCTATCCTCATGCCGGAGCAGATAGCGGATAAAGTGCCGGATGCCGTTGCCACAGGAGAAATGTGGGTTATGGCAGTTCCGGCAGCAGTCCGGCGGATAGATTACGAGATTGTTGATCCGTATGTGCCTATGAGGATTGATAGGAATGGCACGAGAGAACGATTTCTTGTATGGTACGGAGAATTGAAACGGGTTCAGTATCAGGATAATTGGAGAAATCTATCTACCAGAACAGCCAGAAATCAAAAGGCGGTAGAGTGGTTTATGGAAAATAAGCCAGACATATCGTACAGAACATTTATGTCAAATATGGACGATGAACTATTGAAATCATTCCATGTGGAATTACAGGAGGTGTGGGAGTGAACAAACAGAAGAAATTAGCAAAACAGAATACGCCGTTGTATAAGAGAGTACCGACACTTAATCTGGTGGACTATTCAGATATAAAAGTGCCGCTAGTAGTGATATATGACAGCCCGAAAGACTTTCCGGGAAAAGTGGTGGCAAGAGTATGGGACGGAGAGAAGAATCGGCCAACGAATGTTTACTGCGAATATGAAAACCTTAAAAGATGCGAAGATGATGTAATGTCAGCCGGATTCGTGTTCAAATTTCCAAGGACATCGGAGGATGATGCGTGCATTGTTGAAACATACATGAGATAGGAGGATTGCAATGGCAAAGAAGAGAAGCTGCCGCAGAACAGTAAATGAAGATAAGGTGCATGAAAAAGCGGTCAAAATTCGCAAAATGACCGATGAACAGTTGGTGCAGTATGTCAATGACAGAGTGGAAAAAGCCAGGAGTGAGGGATTTAATCAGGGAAAGAAATCGGCTACCGGAATGACGGTCAATGATTTTCTGAAAGAAATCTCAAAAATCAAAGGTGTCGGAGATGCCACAATCTGCAAAATCATGGAGCATTTCAGAGAGAAAGGGATTAAGGATGAAAAAGACACCACTACAAATATTTGAGGAACGTAACGAAAAGGATTGTTGTCTTAACTGCAAAAAGCTGATTGTAAAGCAGACAGACGCAGGACATATAAATTTCTGTGGAGAAACAGGAAAGATCATTCTCGATATGTTCCTTGATGTTGGAACCCATTTTCCAAAATGTAAGCATGAGAGAAAGGAGGAACCTATGCGTATACAGAATCACATACCAATCAAGGCAGTAGCAATCAGAGAAGAGGACGGATTGGAAATCGGAACTGAATATGATGTAGAGGACATTATGATGGGGCAGAGCAATACGAGTGTGAGCTTAGTAGGAATGAAAGGATCGTTTAATAGTATTTCATTCAAGTTCATGCACGATGGCAGAGAGATTGACATTTTCAGAAGCCCCTTAATCAACCCGTATATGAGATTTAACGGCAACAACGGGATTTGTTATAAGGAGTAGCTGATGATAAAAACGTGGTATGAGGAATATGAGAAGATAAAGGATAAGGCGGTAGTGGTATATGGATATGAGTGGGAGTCTATGGCAGATGAACAGAAAGAGAAGATCCTAGCAGAAAAAACCGTGATAATGAGCGGAGACAGCGGATATGCCTGCAAACGCTATCAAATTATCGGAAACGCAAACAATCTGTCAGACCATGAATGTGCCATAATAGCGGATGGCGGAAACCTCTGCTTTGGGTACAGAATGGAGGGACAGGAAATTGTTGTATACACAGATTAAAGGAGGACAATATGGAAGCAAGAGAACTGGCAAATAAGCTCTATGGACGAGCATACGGAGATAGTTTCGATGATGTACTGGAAGAGGCAAAACAGAGCGGTCTCGTCATTGTGACGGGTGCATCAGATGATTTGATGGAGTTCAATGGAGCAATCTGCGATGAGGGAGGTTGTTTTGATGGCGGAAGAGTTTATTTCGATAAGGATGGAGTGGACCAGGAGGGAGAAGAACGTGCCAACTGGATAGATGCCAGATGGTGCGATGGAATGAACCGAGACGGACTTCCGGCAACATGGACGTATGAGACAGAAATTCCTTGTGAGAGATTTGATATTTGGGAAGATGGAGAGGTCTATTGCGTAGGTCTGGTGTTCTCAATCGAGGATCTGAAATGAAAACCGCAGAAACCGTAGCATTGGAAAAGGCAATCAGAAGAGCCACATACAAAATGGGAACATTCGGTTGCTATGAGGTAACAATAGGATATGGCGGCAAGGAGCGTGTGGACTACATGACATACGACACAAAGGGCATTTTCCGATGCTATGAGGTCAAGGTATCAAAGGCAGATTTCCATAGTGCAGCAGTTAAATCGTTCGTAGGTCACTACAACTATTATGTGCTTACCAGAGAACTTTACAATCAGGTCAAAGAAGAGATCCCAGATTGGGTTGGTGTGTATATTGGCGATTACTGCGCCAAGAGAGCCAAGAAGCAAGACTTATCCGGTAGGGAATATAAAACACGCCGTTCAATCAATGGGCGCAGTACAGAGGTATCTACGCCGTGGGTGGAAATGCTCAAAGAAAGTATGATCCGGTCACTGTACCGCGACTCAGACAAGCTGATTCAGACTGAGGACGAGCAGTATATAAGCCGCCTAAGAAGCCAGATTGACAAGGCAAGGACTGAAAGGGACAGAGAATCCAAGAAGTACCTCAGATTATGGAAAGCCGTAAGAAAAGAATTTGGCGATGAAAAGGCATGGGAACTCATAGAAAAGGCAGAGAAATAAACCTCTGCCTTAAATCATTTCCTGCCATTTATGGCAATCACTACATCATCAAAACCGGAATCAGAGTAGCAAGTGCCCTCCTGAGAAAGAGTTGTACCGGGCTGCAATTCCTGGTTATCATCCATAAAAGATAATTCACTAAAATTAACCATCTTCCCATCTTTAAGGTACACCACATCCATCCACACATAATCTGCGGCGGAAGTTCCGTTGTTTGTCACGGATGCAACAATGCCGCTGTCGGTAGTATTGTAGTCAATGGATAAGTCAGAATAGACCGGAGAGTATTCCTTTTCCTCTGATACGGACAGTGTGTAATCGAAACTATCAATCTTATCCCATTCATCAAATGTGGTCCATATACCGGCTGTCTGACCCGGAGCAACCGCTTTTGTTCCATCGCTGGAAGAACCAACCATGCTGCCGGAAGAATCCAATGCAGTCACATTCAGATCAATACTCACAACCTTATCTGAATTGTTTGTTACATACATAACGTAATACATAAAAGAATCATCCACGGTGCAGGAATAATCCTGCGTACTCATCAGATCCACAAGGTCTGTTTTGTCTTTACTTTCTGTCGTAGTCGTGACCGCAGTAGTGCCATTTTTGGTAGATGTACCGCC